CCTGTAAGATTTCAAACACTAAGAAGAGGTCCATTCTTAAAAACAGATACAAAGAAAAAAGTTAAAGAACAAATAGACAAATCAAGTAAAACAAAGGAGTTATTATTAATGGGAGGAGCAGCAGGTCACATGAGTCATCCTTTCGATGACAACAATCTAACTTTTGGTGATTTTAAAAACATCATCAATATGAGTTTAGAGGGAAAACTAAGTCGTGAAGATAATGTTACAGAGAAACTTGACGGACAAAACTTAATGATAAGTTATGTAGATGGAGAGTTAAGAGGAGCTCGCAATAAAGGACATCTAAAGATGTTTGGTAAAACCTCATTGAATGTAGCTGGTATGAAAAGTGTATTTAGTGGTAGAGGTGATATAGAAAAAGCATTTGTTGGTTCTATGAAAGATTTAGAGAATGCAATAGGTAAATTATCAGATAAACAAAAAGAAAAGGTATTTGGTAATGGTAGTAAATGGATGAACTTAGAGATTATGTATCCTGCTACAGCAAACGTTATTGATTATGATGTATCTGAATTATTCTTTCATGGTAGTGTAGAGATTCACGAAGATGGAACTGTAAAAAGTCAAGTAACAGATAGTGCAAGAATGTTAGAGGGAATGATTAGACAAGCAAACGCTAATATTCAAAAGAGATTTAAGATATCTAAACCAGTAGTTTTAAACTTACCTAAAGTTCAAGACTTCTCTAAAAAGAAAAAATATTTTTTATCGAAGTTGAGAAAGTTACAGACTATTTATAGACTGAAGGATAATGATACTTTAGGTATGCATAATGAGATGTATTGGAGAGAATACATTTTTAATGGTGCAAAACAACATAAGTATAAGATTCCAAGAAATGTTTTAGAATCATTAGTAAAAAGGTGGGCTTATTTGAACAAGTCGTTCAGATTAGACAAAAAAAGTATTAAACATGAAAAGTTTTTAGGTTGGGCTAAGGGTGTTGATAAGTTTGACCATAAGAAGTTATCTTATGACAACATAAAACCATTTGAATTGTTGTTTTTAGAGTTAGGTGCAGAGATATTAAAGAATTTAGAAGGATTTTTGGCAGTTAATCCAAAAAAAGCAGTTCAAAAGATTAAAAAAGACTTAAAATCAGCAATATCTGGTTTGAAAACATCAAAAGACATTAAAAAAATAGATTTATTGAAGAAAAACTTAAACAAGATTAATTCTATAGGTGGAACAGCAGCAATAGTTCCATCAGAGGGATTGGTATTCAAATATAAAGGCAATATGTACAAGTTTACAGGAGCATTTGCACCCGTAAATCAAATTGTAGGTGCATTAAAGTTTTAGGAGTTACAATGGCAGGTTATAGTAGAGACAATGAAAGACAAAACAAGGTTCTTGGTGATTTAATTAGTGGAAAAACACCCGAAAAAAGAGTTATGGTTGGTTATGAGGGTGCTAAAGAAGTAAAGCATGGTGATAAGGTAGATAGACTATCTGATATTATGAAAGATGCTAGGATGCCCTGGTTTTGTCCGTCTTGTAAAAAGACAATGAAGAAACGTTTAGATAATAAGATGTGGTTATTATATAATCATTGTTTTGATTGTCAGATTGATTTTGAAAACAAACTTCGTATAGAGGGAAAGTTTGAAGAGTGGGAAAACGGTAAAGTAAAAAGAAATCAAAAAGCATATCTTGAAGACTTGTTGGTAGATTTAGATGAGTGGAGAAATACGAAAATTGAGTTTCAAGAACAGGTTGGTGTTCAAGATATGGAGATGGAAAAGGAAAAATGGACACAAAATCAAGAACAAGTAAAAGAAATGGCTGATAAAGCAGAAGAATTTATCAGAAAAACACTAAAAGAAATAGAATAACTATTTATATATATGAAGAACCTTTACTTTAAAAAGAACAATTATTATCTTGTTCCTGGCTCTACTTGTAATGAGATACACGCTGTTTTACACGATATGAAAAAGTTAGCAGAGTTGTATCTGTCTGATATAGAGGATTTAGGCGAAGATAGTGAAAGGTTTGAAGAAGCAATGATTATTTTTGAATTTGTAATAAACAAATTTTTAAAAGTAAATGAATTTGATTCTTTACAGTTAGGTGGGGTTAAATCTTCAGTAACATTTAATGAATTATTAAAATCTGCTGGTCTTAAAAGGGCCGGTAGTCGATAGGAGAATAATATGGCTAGCAACGACAACTTTCCAAGTTCGTCAATGAATGTACATCCAAGTGATTACGATCAATTTCAGAAATTTGGGCACCCTGGAAAATACAAGTCATTGAAAATAGTTAACAATGCGACAGGTAGTTTCACAGCTTCTGATTATGGAGCAGGTGCACTTATTGTAGGTGAAGCATCAACAACTGGACACGCTGACTTATCAGGTGGTGGAAGAGTAAATCTTGCACACTTGACAAAGGGAGTTCAGTATGATTTTTCACTAAAAGAAGTGGCTTGTAATGCAAAGACAGTATACGTATTGATACGTAATCCAAAGTTAAGCTAATGGATAAAAACTATAAAGCTATTATAAAGAAAGAATATTTAAGGTGTGCGGCTGATCCGATTTACTTCTTAAAGAAGTATTCGTTTATTCAGCACCCAATTAAGGGTAAAATACCATTCTCTCTTTATGACTTTCAAGAGAAAACTTTAGAAGAGTTTTCACAGAACAAACTTAATGTAATCTTGAAAGCACGACAGTTAGGTATTAGTACCTTAACTGCTGGATATTCTTTATGGATGATGACGTTTCATCAAGACAAAAACGTTTTGGTGATTGCAACTAAACAAGATACTGCTAAGAACTTGGTAACAAAGGTTCGTGTGATGCACGCTAATCTTCCAAGTTGGTTAAAACAACCTTGTGTTGAGGACAACAAACTAAGTTTAGCATATAAAAATGGTTCTCAAATAAAAGCTGTATCAAGTGGAGAAGATAGTGGTCGTTCTGAAGCTCTGTCTTTATTGATACTTGATGAGGCAGCATTTATTGATAAGATTGATGTGATATGGGCAGCTGCATCACAGACATTATCAACTGGTGGTCAATGTATAGCATTATCTACACCGAATGGTGTTGGTAATTGGTTTCATAGAACATGGAGTGATTCAGAAGATGGGTTAAATGATTTTAACTTTATAAAACTTCATTGGACTGTTCATCCTGAGAGAGGACAAGAGTGGAGAGATGAACAAGACAGATTATTAGGACCAGCGTTAGCTGCTCAAGAATGTGATTGTGACTTTATCACTTCAGGACAAAATGTTATTGATGGTGTTATTTTAGAAGAAATGAAAAATACCACGTGTAAAGAACCTATCGAAAAACGTGGTATTGATAGTAATCTGTGGGTTTGGGAGCCAGCAGATTACACAAAAGATTATATAGTATGTGCTGACGTTAGTAGAGGAGACTCTACAGACTATTCTGCTTTTCACGTTATAGAATTGGAAAGTTGTAAACAGGTAGCAGAATACAAAGGTAGAGTTTCTACAAGAGACTATGGTAATATGTTAGTGAACATAGCTCAAGAGTATAATGAAGCACTACTTGTTGTGGAGAATAACAATATAGGTTGGGCAGCAATCCAACAGATAATCGACAGAGATTATCAGAACTTATTCTACACATCGAAAGATTTAAAGTATGTTGATACTCAGAGACAGGTTCACAACAAGCACTATAGAGAAGAAAAACAAATGGTGCCTGGTTTTACAATGTCGATGAAAACAAGACCATTGGTTATAGCAAAATTAGAAGAATTTTTTAGAGAAAAAGCAGTTGATGTTCAATCACATAGGTTAATTGATGAACTGTTTGTATTTATATATAATGGACAAAAAGCAGAAGCAATGAGAGGTTATAATGATGACTTAGTATTATCTTTTGCTATGGGATTGTGGATAAGAGAAACTGCTCTACGATTAAGAGCAGAGGGTATTGAATTATCAAAGAAAACCTTATCCAATATAAATGCACATGAGGGTGTTTATTCTCCTGAAGAAAATAAAAACGATTCTTGGATGTGGGAACATGGTGGAGGTCCAAACAAACAAAAAGAGTCCTTAGAGTGGCTACTTAATTAAAGAGGTAAATGATGGCTGATAAATCATTATTTGGAAGATTACAACGACTATTCTCAAACAATGTAATTGTTAGGAATGTTGGTGGTAAGAAACTAAAGATAGCTGACACAGATAAAGTTCAGCATATAGCAAAGAGCAATCTTATTGATAGATTCACAAAATTATATTCTGG